CATAGACGAAACGAAATCGGACCGACCCCGGGAGTGGCCCATTATACTGACATCATTAAAGAAAGTTCAGTGAGAGCGGGTTCACCTAAGGTAACGGCGAAGAGTATCGTTTCAACTTCTCCAATGGCGTGTCTTACAGCGTATGAGATTGCTCTTTTATCCGAGCGTGAAGATGAATTTCTTCGCGGCCTTGAGAATAATTTCTCCCCTGATGCTATGGAAGCTATTGCCTATGGCATGACTTGCTATGCTCAGTGGGTGGATGATTTCAAGAGGTTCAACGCTAGGGTGAAAATAGGAGGGTTGCTGAGTGCAGCATACCGGAAGCGCATTTCCCAGTTCACTGGCCCTATCAGTGCGGAAGTTCTTAGGAACATCCTTATTGAGATTGCAGCAATTGCTAGCAATGCTAGGGTTTGTGCTACTCGGGTTCGGTTGTCTGGTCTTCTCTTTGATAGGGCCAGCAACTTGATTCACGTTGGTGCTAAGCATATGTCGACACTGCAGGCTTGCATCACCGATTTGAATATAGCAGTGTCATGTCAATCGTCTGGAGTTCCTTATTTGGTTGGTGCTATCTCTGCGGCGCATATGCAAGAAATGGCAAGGGCAAGCGAAGGTGCTAACGTTGCTAGTGCCGACATGATTGAATCTTACCAGATGGAAGTCAAAGCCTCCACTACTATCACTTTGATGTTGAATGCATCTGAGAAAGCTATTTTACAACGTGAACTGGGGTATGTGCCATTGTACAAACCTCGAGGCAAACCCCCGCGGGATCACGCTGTACTTGCTGCGTTGCGCGAGGCAATAAGGCAGGATTATGATGCAACTTATGGTGTGGCTAGGACGTCTATCAAAACTTTAGTTGTCGGTGCTGCGGCTCGTGAGGTAAAACGTTATTGTTCGAATCCTATGGTTCACTATCATTTTTCTGCCTCTGAGCCTAAAGATATGAATCGCATTGCCATCGAGTTTTTAAAGGAGTCTACAAGGACAAAAATTGCCAATATGGAACGTCAGGAGAAAGAACTTATGCGCGCGCTTAGAGATGGGGGTTACATTGTTACTAAGAGAGTTGAAAACACCAACTTTGAATATGAACGTGTGGCTTCAGGCGATTTGGAGAACATAGTGGAAATTGCAAAAGGCCTGGCGGCTTCCAAACGCACCAGTAAACAACTTAAAGGAATGCGGGTTAGGCCAGCGCCCGGTGCGCTTTACACTGACTCTGTTAGGAAGACACTGGAATTTATGACTATAGCCAAGGATGTTGCTGAAGAGAATAAAATCCCCGACCATTTTCTATTTACCAAGCCAGATTGTGCCGTTACAGGACAAGTCTACACCCAACTTGTTTTTGAAGATGTTGGCTATAATTTTTCCCCCGAGGATTGGTTGGATTGGTTTGCCCGTACCGATGCTAAATTTGGTGTCGGTTATATGGCTTTGCCTATTCAACTAATGTGCGACACGTATCCGCAGTCTGATTACTATAACTATTTTGAGATGGATGCATATAGTTCTCTCCTTGCTGATAGCAAGGGTAAGCTAACCATGCATCCTGTTCCTAATTATCAGGCCGATTACGGAGTCGCCAGTTCTTGGGAGGGAGATATAGACGGTTATGCTGAGATTTTTGGTGCAGACAAAATTTGGCATGGTAGTAAGAGAATTTCCATGATGTCTGGTTCTTCGGACAATGGGTATGCCCACTTGAAAGAGTGTTGGGGAACATTGTTTAGATCTCCTGTTATTTCTGATAAAAGGTTTCCTTTTTCTCTTGAGGTCAACCTTGTTCGAGGCTATGGTTGTTTGGCTATGTTCAGGCTTACCCGCGTCGATCGTGCTAGTTTTATTTTCCGCACCATTGCACTGCGTCCTGAAGAGGAGTATGTCCTGATTTTGGATTTGCCTAAAGTGGCTCGCGCCTATGAAAAGAAAGGAATAGCTGCTATGGCCGACCCTTTGCCTTACTTTCCAGTTATGAAGTACGAGTTTGATGTCAGTGTTGCATACGGTGTTGCTATTGCCGAAAGATCGTTGTCGATTCAAAACTTTTGTTCTTTCACCCGTTCACATATTTCAGGTGTTAGTTTGGTTACTAAGGAGCTTGTGGCGAAATGGAGATTGCCGCTGGGTCAATTACCTGAATTTTCATATGCGGTGTATTATTACACTATGTTCTTACGTGGTCATTGTCAAAAGGTTATTGATGAAGTGGCGAACAGGGAGCTTAATTGGGCGAAGAAACTTCAGGTTGCTGTTTCTAATCTTGCACAAAATATATTGGAACCTGTTTCCTTCTTGTGGACATGGTTGTTTGTTAGGAAAATGGCTGATCAAATTGTGAAGACTCCCACTCAAAAGGTTTATCAATTCGATGCCACCAAAAAGAACATGTACATCCCTCATTTTGGAGACGGTTGGGAGAAACACGCTGAGCTCACTAATTCCTTCCTCGATCCTGGTTGTACCTTACCTGAAGGAATCACCGTTGACGAATGGATGGAAATGCCTGAAGATGTTCGTGTTCTACATGCTTTGAATGTGTCTGGTGCCACGGAACAACACATTGCTGATTACAAAGGTGTCAGCATTTTGCAGGCTATGGCTTCAATTCCTCTTAACGCTCTGACTTCTCCTCTGGAAAATTTTTTATCAAATGGAGGAAAGCTGCGTAACGATGAGGATTTAGCCGAAGCTTTGAGGGCTCAATATAAATGGCAGTCAGGCAAGTTGACTAGGTGTATGGTGTGCACTATGTTGAATGGTAATGCGGGTAGTCAAGTTATTGAGTGTCATCACAAACTTGATTCCAGTTACACTTTTGAAATGTCCCAGAAGGAGATAGACGATCTGAGAAACGATATGTTGCAAGAATCAAACCTTCAAGGTAATGAATTTGGTGCTCTCTTGAAGCGTGTTCGCAAGTTAATCCCAATAGCTCCCTTCAAGAAAACTGTTCGTCTGGAGTATATTAAGGGCGTTCCTGGGACTGGAAAATCCTTTCTGATTCGTGCTTTAGCCGATCCTGTTCGCGACCTCGTTGTTGCCCCCTTTTTGAAGCTGCGTAGCGACTATCAGAATCAAGGACCCGTGGGTGGAGAGACGACTTGGAATTTTCATACCCAACACAAAGCTCTGGAGCAATCAGGTAAACTTACGATTTTTGTTGACGAGTTCACAGCTTATGACTGGAGGCTTTTGGCTGTACTTGTGCATAGGTGTGGTGCAGAAACAGTTTACCTCGTCGGTGACGAGCAACAAACTGGTATCCGCGAGTCCGAAAATGAAGGTATATCAATTTTGAATAAGTTGAAACCTTCGGATTATTCCATGCATGTGCCGTTGTTCAACTATCGGAATCCGAGAAAAGATGTGTCCGTCATCAATCATTTGTTTGGAACCAGAATGATTCCTGTGTCTGACGTTGTTTCTGGGTTTGTTAACCGTCCACTGTCTGAATTTCAACCACTCGTCTCTGATCCCGAATGTCGTTACAAAATTATTCATTACACGGAGGCGACTGGAAGGGCTCTGCTAGCAGGTATGACTACCGAGTTGAAAACGACGGTGCGGTCTAATCAGGGTTCTACCCATGATTATGTCGCGCTTCCTGTCACCGTTGCCGATGCCCCATTGCTTCGGAATGAGCAGTTGAATTTGGTCGCCATTTCTAGACATAAAAAAGAAATGATCATATTTACTGATGTTGGAAGTGAGTCTGCTGGTCATGGGTTGGCCAAATCTCTTGTCATGCCGCCTGAAGCGGTCCAGGCCTCTGATTATAATTTACGATTGTATTTAGGTCTGGAAACGCCACAAAAAGGGAAATTTGCGACTTCTGAATCTGAATTTGCGGCCAGTTTTAGAAAGTTGGTTGAAAGGTACAATGGATATTTGGCTCCTGGAGAAGAAAATGACGCACCATCTGGTGTCATCCCCAGGAGGGTTATTGATGTTGCCAAGGTTAAAAATGAGCTTGCTGGTCAGTACAAAACGGTTGATTTTGATCTTGCCGCGAGAGATAACAATTGTTTGGTTGTCGCTCTCGCTCTTGCTCTGAACACCACTTTTGATGTCATTAAGGCGAAGATGTTAGCGTCTTCTGAAATTAAGGCCTTTTGTACATGGGCGCGGTCTTCCCGTATGTCAACATGGGACGACTGCATCATGTTCGCTAAGGGGTTACGTGTGGCCATTCAATTGCAGGTCACTAAACCTTCTGGCACATCTGTCCTTAGTTTTGGAGATTCTGATGTCAACGTCGTGTTGGCTTATGAAGAACATAAGAAAGGGGAAGGTCATTTCAGTTATGTTAAGCCCAAGCCTCAACCAGAACCAATTGTCGACATTTTGGATGATAAAAGAATCACATTACGGAATGGTCAGTTCGAAATTGAGGAAGTTGAAATTCCCCCAGCTGTGAATCATGATGTTGTACTGCATGACAATGGTTTTTCGGTTCACCCTACTTTGGAAGAACCAGTGTTACACATTGAGACTGCTGAGTCTAGAGTGACCGAGATTGAAGAAGTGATCGAGCAGGAACCCGAACAAGTTGAAATTGATCTTAAAGACGATGCTAGTATCCAGTCTGTTGATTCTCACGATTCTTTGAAGAATTTGTTACAAAACGAATATTCCGACCAGTTCGCTAATTGGGTATGTTTCTCTGAGTCTTTTGAGGGTATTTATGGCGGAAAACGCAAGGAACCAGTTAGAGGGGTTCGTGCCACCACAGTTGACGAATTACCTCAGCGCTTTGTGGATTATGCTACCGAGTTTGTCCCTAGAATGTTGTCAGCCATTCCTGCAAATGTCCATATTCCGGGTACTCAGTACCCCGAGGCTCGTGTCCAACCTGTGTATGATGCCTATACTCTCCTTAGAGATTTTGATCTCTATAATGGTGCGTTGGAATACGATCGCGACTATTTTAATCAGTCTGCTGCCAATGTTGTTGGGGACAAATTTGTCACTGGAGTTGTGTCTGGCGATATCATTTCACCATTGAATTTGAGGGGACATCCGGTTAACACAATTCAGACGTACAGATCTCTTATGGTTGGTCCGTCACAGTTATATTTCAAGAATAACCGGTTTCAAGAGTTGCAAGTTCAACAAGCAAGGTATTTGTTTAGGAAAGTTTCCATGTTGCCCTCTTTTCAAATGCAAAAAATAGCTAGAATGGTTGCCACTAACTTTGTTACTGAGTGTTTGACTCCGAACATCGCAGATGTCTTCAGAAATGATAATCTCGACAAAATTGTGGAAAGGGCGCTTGCTGATATGGTCATTAAAAATTATTCTGCCCAAATGGACGTGGAGTACACTGTCAACGCCAGAGTTTATCGCTTTCAACTTAAGGACATTGAAAAGCCTGTCAAAGAACCCACTGTTGACATGGCCAAAGCTGGTCAGGGCATTCTTGCCTGGTCCAAGGAGGCTCATGTCAAGTTTATGATCGCTTTCCGTGTTTTGAACGATATGCTATTAAAATCTGTCAAAGAAAATGTGGTCTATGACAATGGGATGTCAGAAAAGGAGTTTACTGATAAAATCAATTCAGCTATGAGTTCTGTTCCCGGGGTCGCTGTCAATGGTGTCATTGACGCTGCTGCTTGCGATTCTGGTCAAGGTCCCTTTACCCAGTTGGTCGAGAGGTATATTTATGAACTTATGGGCATCTCTGATTTTTTCCTAGACTGGTATTTCTCTTTTAGAGAACATTACATTATGCAATCTAGGTATGTTAGGGCACACATGACGTATGTCAAAACTAGTGGGGAACCTGGAACCTTATTGGGCAACACCATTCTTATGGGAGCACTTATGAATTCCTTTTTAAGAGGGGATGGCCCTTTTTGTATGGCGATCAAGGGTGACGATGGTTTCAAAAGACAAATGAACTTGCGTGTTAATAAAGATATTGTCCAAGCTGTTAAGGACTTTACCCCTTTGGAATTTAAATTGGATATTAATGTTCCGCTGACGTTTTGTGGTTACGCTCTTGTTGGTGGCGCAATGTACCCAAATATTGTTCGCAAGGCGATAAAAATTTCTACGCATCGATTCAAGTCTTACGAACATTTCACAGAGTATCAAGAGTCCCTCAGAGATTGGTTGAACAGTTTGCTTAAAGATCCCATTAATAGGGCTATATTTTTACATGTTAATGCAGAACTTGCCGGAAAAGGAATGAATGACATGCAACGTGTTTTGGATTCTATCACGTCGGTAGCTTCCATTTCACGTTCCCAATTCGAAGAAGGTTTCCAAGAAAGAACAACAGATGTTGGTGAAATACCTGTGTTCAATGGTCAAGATCGGACTTGTTTGGATACTAAGATTGTAACAGCCTTTGGTGACCCTGTTGATGTGTTTATAAGGAAAAATGCCAGGGCTGATTTAAATGAGTGAATGTTCTACTCTAATTACGATAATGCAATATTAAATGAATAACCAATTTGTGGGTTTTAAAACCCTCTGGTCTAGATGTTGGGACCACCTAGGAGGTGATACTCTGGGTTTAGTCGACATCGTGGAGTTGGGTGTACTGAGTGTGAGTTGTATCAGTATTTATTAGCCCGTTTGTGTGTCTATACACAAAAAAAAAAAAAAAAAAAAA